TAGTAAGTCTGGGCAGCGCCGGGAGCAACCCCCAGGCGGCCAATCATACTGTTCTGTTGCTGGTTCACTGATTGCTGCCGGTTCTGCATCCATTTCTGCATCAACTGGCCAAAGTGCTCATCGGCCTGAAGCTGTTCCTGGTATTTCGGATTAGCAGCAATAATCTGCTGTGCAGCCTGTAGCTGGCCTTGAGCAGTTGGATCCTGCTCCACATAAGGCACCTCATTACCCTGAGCCATCGCCATAATGTCAGTAAGGGTACGCTCATAGAGCTTCTGGCTTGCGGCCTGCGGGCTAGTCACAACGGCCCTGCGGATAGTTGGGTCAACCATGTTAGCCATTAGCTCGACTACGGCCGCCATATCCACAACGCCTGCACGGTCAGCGTTCAGCACGAATTGCGTGAAATACTCCAACTTCTTACCCATGAACTCGGTATCAAGTTCCCGCACATCAAAGCGCAGCTTCCAGTCGTGCTGCCTCTGTATCTCAGAGAAGTCCCCGGCAGCGCCCGGAGCGCCACTAATTCGCATTAAATTCTCTTCTCCAAGGAACTGAAGCATCAGAGCATCAATCTGCTTGAATACCTCTACCCAGAATGCCAGGTCAGAATCCACCATGTTTTGCTGCCGCACCTGGCTCTTGGCCGCAGGCACCAGCTCACTGGTGCGGCCAAAGTATTCGTCGCAATCATCCTTAACACTCCGAATTATCTCCAGAGCTTCACGCGGGTTGCCTGGGGGTGGCTCCATCCATTCAATCTCATCAGGCCTGGTAACACCCACCTGTTGCATTGGTGCAAGACGATAAGCCTTCGACATGTTCCGCAGAGGGACCTTTAGCGGCGGGGATATGCTTAGACTGGTACGGTCTACCAGGCTATCCCTCTGGCTTTTAATTTCATTTTGCCAGGTTGAAACAAGCTCAGGAACTCCGCGTGAATCACATACACGCCGACTGGTTGCCTCACGAACCCTGATAACAAACGGATATTCTCCATGAGCATAGTTCAACATCTCATGCTTTCCGTAAAGCGAGTCATCCACATCCTCAAAGTGGGTTGCCTGAAGGTGCGGGCAAAACACCGTGCAATATATACATTCAACACCATCTTTTACGCCTCGCGTATAAGCCCAAACAATCTCGTGAAGATGCTGCTTATCCAGTCCGTTCAGGTTGTAGACAGTATCCTTATTGCCTTCACGCAATGTAGGCAGAGGGATAAGCGGGTTATGGGCTCCTTGAGCATCATCAACAACCTTCTCAACCCAAGGCTTAGACCAGCCCTCTGTGCGAACCTTCCCTCTTAGCTCCGCTTCTGTTAACCAATCAACACGGAAGACGGCCCGCGCCCTCTGGATCTCGGTGCTCTCAGGTGGAAAGAAAAACTCTTCAAAAGGTTTTAGTGCTGAAACAGAAGGATTATTTTTGGAAACATAAGGGACCGGAAAACTTGCCTGGCCCTGTTCCCTTAATTGCTTAACAGCCTTGCGGGCCTGGGCCTTTGTCATTGCTGTTACCTCTTGCGGATATATTTCAGGAGACTGGCGAGCGACAAAGCCAGGGTAAAGCTCCTGTATTAAATCAGCAGCAGGCTCCTCGGATGAGGAATCAGCAACGAGAGTTGCCAGGTCGGCCGCAGGGGAGTCAGGAGCTACTTGCTGAATCTGGGCTGACAGCATCATTAAGTCATCCATTGTGACTGTTTCAGTACGCTTATTTAAGCGCCTATCCCATGTAACCTGAAGAGCTGCCCAACCGTAAGTTTCCGCATATTGCTCAAGCAGTTCATGCTCACGGTTCAAATTGTCCACTCCGCAGTTACGAGCCCAGTCCAAGCGTTTGGTGGTTATACCTGCACGCTCTGCATCCTCGGCCCCAATTCCTTCAGCAACAAACTGAGCTCTGGCAAAAGCTGCCTTTAGTGTGTCCACACGGTCCTGGATAATTTCATCAGCCAATCGGATCCGCGTGTCAGATGAGCCATTGAAAGGGAAAGCACGCTTACCCTCGGCCATGTTCTCATCCCATTTCTTGCCGTCATCGCTCTGCTCCTCCCAGAAAGCATAGCGGGTGCGTTCCGCAGTTTGCTGGCGGTTACGATATGATTCATCCACGCTGCGTTGAAACTCACCGTGAATAACCGAAAGGTTGGGCTTATTACTAGCCTCCTGAAGTTCGTCTTTCATTTGAATCTAATAATCCACATTATTGTTATACAGGAAGGCCCACGATTTTCGCAACCTCTGTTTTGCGATATTTTGCATAACCGCCGTTTAATTTCTTCCAAGGATTAAGCTGACCGTCTTCAACGAGATATTTAACATCCTTCTCAGTAAGGCCGCAGAGGTATAGGTCGGAACGACTCATCATAAGAGGGAGTTGTTTCCAGGCTTTTTCGTCCATTAATAACCTCCTCCATCAGTAAATAGCGGAACATTCGTATCATAATAGACCGGCCCGCTCTTCAGGAAATACCTGTCTGGGTCGATTACATCTTTCATGGCACCCTTTAAGCCGTCTTTTCCAGTGTATTCGTGGTAGGCAAATATGCTCTGCTCACATACATCGCTAACAAAGAACCTCGGGCTGTTCATTACGTTAATGCTCTCTGAATCATCAAAATCCATATAATCATTAATCATCTGGATACCTTCATCAATAGAACCACCATCAGCCCGGAGCCAAACCATTGAGGGGCCTATGCTCTGCCCGTCCTTCTGCTGAATATCCTCCATCAGAGAGATAATCGAAGTGCCTTCCTCTACTGAAGGTACTTCCGCACCTCCCATGCGAGGGTCAATATACCTGGCCGCTATATTCTCAGCATTCTTCCCATCCCATTCACCAAGCTCCTCATTCCACTTCCAACCCTCCAGCTCCAGTATTAACCGCTTATAGCCGACAATACTGCGGCCTTGCTCGCTTGTCTGTGCTGGACCAGGGGACCCGTCTGGTTTCTCACTTGGCAGCGCCCACTCGCCATATATCCTTCTATCAGGCCATTCCCGGTACAGAAACACCCGGCCAATCTCATCCACCAGATACCACTTAATAAACCAATTCTTCAGGCCTGCCGGGTCGCACGAACAGTACCGCGTCCCCTCTTTCGGAACTTTATTAGGTGGTATAACGTGAACGGCATCATCGAACTTGGCAAACGTGTTACCATCGAGCTTCTCAGCCCAGCCGTAGGCCCGAATCTTAATTTCTGATGATGGTTTCCCATCGAGCATTTTCTTAATGTTCTCATAACCTCCGTAAGGATTGTCTTCAGAAAAGAAAGTCATTGCCCTGGCATTCTTCCGGTAGGGCTGCATGACGTAAGGCATTGTCCCGATAGGACAATTCTGGACATTAACCATGTCAGGGAGTAACTCCGAATGCCTGGTCTTAATCACGCTTGAGCCGGCTATATAATCTTTTACCGTCATGCTGTAACCTTTGACCGGCGTAAAGGTGATTAGTAATTTGCCCTGGCGGGTCACAACACGAAACCGCAGTGTTTCGAGCCAGGTAAGCGGCACTAGCTCGTCGCACCAAATGAAATCACATTCTCCACCTTCCAAAACTTTTATATCCTGCGTGTAATTGAGGAATCGGCACCTAGATCCATTAGGCAGAACGAATACCTGCTCACTGAATCCATTCTTTACTGTAAATGAAACATTGGCCACCTGGCCTTTCTTGCCCATTGCCCGCCATTGCGGAGGCAGGTAGCGGCGAACCACGGGTTGCTGCAGCTCAATGGATGAAGGCAGGGAACTGTGCAGACACCAGACAACTGCGTTATCCTTGTTTACCAGCGTTTCACAAGCCAGCTTTGCGGCCAGCTCAGTTTTTCCCGCACGGTTGCCACCAAGAACAAGTAATTCATCAGCTTCGAATAACTGAGCTCTTGCCTCCTTCCAGCACTCCAACTCAAACCCGTAATTCAAGGGGTCCTCCTTGGCCAGGCCAATTGTCTTTTCCCGGCGCTGAAGAAAGTCCATGACGAAATCAACCCCCTTGGACTGCAGGAGAGTTTCAATCTCCGCATCAGAGAGAACCGGGATCATGGCATCCGGTGTCTGGTTAAAGCTGTTAGTCGCAATAGACTGTATCATCATCAAGCTCCTCCCAGCACACACCTTCCTGCGAATGCCTTAGCATTACTTCACTACGGCTAACACGCTTACCTCGCTTGGCAAACGTCAGGCAAAAGTTTCCGTTCCTTGGTTTCAGTAAGCATACTGCCCTGGCCCAGTTAACCAGTTCCGCACTGCCAAACATGTCGTAACTCTGCCAGCTCCCTGCGTACTCGTGTTCCCGTGGTTTTGTTGTGTGATGAATAATCATCCATATCACCCCGGTCCTGGCGCTGATAGGGTTCAGGCCTTCACGCAAAAACTTACTGCAAACCTCCTGGGAACAAACATCACCTCCGATATATGAGAACAATGGATCTATCCAGCAGATGTCCGGTTTATGTTTATCTATAATCTTCTCCAGCATCCCAATAAACCTTTGCCCGGCAAACGCAGTGCAGTGGATGATGCTGATGTTTTTATCCAGCAACTCAGGCTCATCTATCCCTAAGCCGGCTTCTACACCAAGAACCTCTTCAGCCAGGTCCCCCTTATCATTTTCTGCCTGTATGATTAAAGACTTTAGCGGTTTAGAGCAGTTAACACCGAAAGCAGGCTTACCAGTCGCCCAAAGCATTGCCATCTGCATTGCCAGCGCTGACTTGCCGATACCGGATGGACCGGAAAGAACACATGAGGAGCCGGCGCAAAGCCACCTGCTACCGAGCAAGGAGGTGAAGTCGCCTCGGTCCAGGTATCTCCTCAAGTGGGATAACTTAATGGTTGGGCCGGCCGTAAGGCTTTCCATGTGTTCAATCCAGCCATCCCAATCAGTTAAACCGATTTTAATGGCTAATAAATCCTGTGTCTTCCCGTTGCGGCCGGCTCCCGGCAGCCTGGACAACCTCCCTGGGTTCTTATTCTTCGTATCGAGGTTATAGTTTGAAAAGTAATCATAAACCATATCCACACGCTCATCATATTCATCGCGTGTCATTGCATCGACCCGCACCCAGGCGTGTAGGCTTTTTCCTCCGCTATATATCACGGCCGTAACCGGCAACTTGCTCTGCTCAATTAACAACCACTGGGTCTTAATTGGTTCATCATCAAATTCCACCAGGCAATGTCTAAAGCAGGTAACATCCACATCCTTAATGCCGCCATCCAACGGATTGATAGCGATAAACGTCCCATTGTCGTCCAGCTCAAGAATCTCAGGGTATTCAGCCAGCTCCTCGCATGAATGCAGGATGCCTACACCCTGGGGCCGACCATCAGAGCTGTTCCCCCTACAAACACGAATACGCTCCCCCTCAGAGAACGCAGCCCTAACAAGTTTGGCTATCGGTTCCTGTTTGGGGGAGGGCATTCGGTTCCTTGTCGGCGCTAACTCGATTGGCTTATAGTTTCGGGAGGTAGCGGGTTCCCTGGCCGCACGAGTGTATGCACTTTCAATTGTCCCGGCTAACTCAGCCGGACGAAGGCCGGAGCTGGCTCCTGATGGAGCCAGTAAATTATATGCCTCACCGCTACTCACACCGGAATCTCGTAATTGACAGGCTGCATTAAACAACTCCTCATTGCGATTACCCCTGGAAGCGCCGTTGGAAATGAAATCAGCGGTTCGGGAAGGTATCATTTCTGTTGGGCCTTCTATATCCAGCTAACGCATTAAGTTGTGCATCAACTGCTATATCCAGAATAGTACACTCCTTGCAGAGCGGCTCCTTAAACTCCATGTCATACCACCGGCAAAGGCGCTTGTGGCCACAAATGCCACAAGGCCGATGCACGGGGATAAGGAAAGACTTTATTCCCTTTGACTGTATGAAACCCACAACGCTCATTGTATCAGAAAGGTTCTGCTACACTGAAACGCTTTACAGTATTTCTTTGCTTATTGTTGTACTCCTCAACCTCGACATCACAGGATACTTTCTTCCCTACAAGGTTGCTGGTTACATACTCATCGTTAATGTCCATCTTCTCGCCCGCAGTAACTTCACATTCAGCGGCCTTGAGTAATGACTTTATTTTCCAACCGGCTGCGGGTGAAAAATAGAGCTTAGTCCATATACGACGACTTTCATTCACTTCACGCAACGCTAGTTCCATGAAATCTGTTCCACCTTGAGACTGGCCAAATTCTGCACCTAGAATCTCAAAGTTATATTTTCCCTCTGCTAGGGGCTCCCTGGAGACTTGCTCCTTATCTTCTGGTAATACGATGCTAGGCATCCCTTTTTCCCTTTCTTAGATATGTTGTTGTTTTGTTTTCCCCGACTGCCTTTTTCACAAGGATGTAACCGGACGGCAACTCACCGTCACGGGCCGCAGCAAGGGCGTTTCTCTTAACACCTTCAGCCCAGGCAGCGGCCTTGGCCGCCGCATCGAGCTTCTTGCCCATATCCTCACAGTCGAAATCTTCTTTAATAATTATTTTAACCATTTCAGTAAGCTCCGAGCACTCTCCACGCCGCGCACACCAATTGCAGTAATCGCACGGAGTTTCTTTCTTATTCGGGTTCTTGACGGAATCAACGATGTGAAAGACAACATCTTCTGCCTCTTTCCTGGTAATCGTGTAAACATCCGCCTCCTTGTACTTACTATAAACCAGATGCACCTCGCATTTGCCCTCATTATACTTCTGCATGAGGCCTAACGCATAGAAAGCCATTTGCGGCTTATAATCGCGCTTCTGTCCTGTCTTTAAGTCAAATAGTCTTACCATTAAAAATCCTCTTCAAAGGCAGCAGATAACCCCTGCTGCTCATCTGGTCCCCACCATTAACCACCTTTGCCCCGGTACAGAGCTCCCTGAGCTTGTCCTGGCTCAATATAAAATACATTCCGTCATCCAGGTGGAACGTCCACCAATCCGCAGTGGTAGTGTTAATCCCGCTGGGGTTTCCCTT